CGTCGATGTAGTCGAAGACACGGCGTTTGTTTCGAGCGGCACTACCTACTATCCCGAAGTTATCGTGAAGTTCAATGCACCGTACCTCACGAGCGTTTCGTTGATTGTTGGTGGTCACGCTTATAACTGCCCGGTCGGCGTTTAATAAGGGAGTTCTAAGAAATGGCTATTTCACGCGCACAATTACTTAAGGAACTCCTGCCGGGTTTGAACGCCCTGTTCGGCCTTGAGTACAAGACCTATGGTGAGGAACACAAGGAAATCTACGAGACTGAGACTTCCGAGCGTTCCTTTGAAGAGGAGACCAAACTTTCTGGTTTCAGCGCCGCTCCGGTGAAGGCCGAAGGTGCTGCGATTGCGTATGACAACGCACAGGAAGCGTGGACTGCTCGTTACAGCCACGAGACCATCGCTCTCGGCTTCTCCATCACGGAAGAAGCGGTTGAAGACAACCTGTACGACTCGCTCAGCAAGCGTTATACGAAGGCTCTTGCTCGCGCCATGGCGTACACGAAGCAGGTCAAGGCGGCATCTGTCCTGAACAACGGCTTCTCTTCGTCCTACCCCGGTGGTGACGGCAAGGCTCTGTTCGCGGCGGATCACCCGCTTGTTTCGGGTGGCACCAACAGCAACCGTCTGACGGCTTCTGACCTCAACGAGACTTCGTTGGAAGCGGCTGTCATTCAGATTGCTGGTTGGACGGACGAGCGTGGACTTCTGATCGCGGCGAAACCCGGCAAACTCATCGTGCCCCCGCCGTTGATGTTCACTGCCAAGCGTCTCCTCGACACGGAACTCCGTGTTGCGACCGCTGACAACGACATCAACGCCCTCAAGGCGATGGGTTCGATTCCGGGCGGATATACGGTCAACCACTACCTGACGGACACGAACGCTTGGTTCTTGACGACCGACGTTCCGAACGGCATGAAGCACTTTGTCCGTACGCCGCTGCAGAACTCCATGGATGGTGATTTCGATACTGGAAACGTGCGGTATAAGAGCCGCGAGCGTTACTCGTTCGGATGGTCTGATCCGCTGGGCATGTTCGGTTCGCCGGGCGCGTCCTGATAAAACTGGATTGGGGGGCTTCGGCCCCCCTTTCCTTTTTAGTTTTCTAGGCGTATATAGCGGTCATCGGGAAAAAATTTTGCTTACCAGACAGACCCGACTGACGACATGCAGACTGGTAGGCACAACTCGCATGTGAGGATTTGAAATGGCACGTACAACTTTCTCCGGCCCGGTTAAGTCTGACAACGGCTTTGAGGGCGCTATCGCTGGCGATTCTGCCGTCATCACCAACCTGCTTTGCACCACGCTCACGATTGGCAGCACCAAACTGACCACGGGTTCGGTGTCGGGCACGGTATCGGTTCAGGCAGGTCGCATCCCGGTTCTCATCGGCAGCACCACGCTTTACATCGGTCTGTACGCCAGTCTCGTCCCGTAAGGATTTCGTAGGGGGGCGGTAAGCCCCCTTCATTCATTACAGGAGACTTAGGATGGGTATGCAAACAGATGTCCTTGCTAGTAAGGTCGCCACTTCTGCTGGCGACATGCTGGATCAAAATAGCCTTGTTATTGGTCGCTCTCGTGTAAAGGCGATTTACATCGTCCCAGATAGCGGCGCAGGCACCGTGACGTTCTATGACGGTGGGGCAAGCGGCCCGGTTAAGATTGCAGTGAACACCAAGGCAAATTCCACTGCGCCGGACTACGTGCTGTTGCCCGGTGAGGGTCTGCTTTTCCAGACCAGCATCTACATCGTCCCGTCAGCCGTTATCTCGACGATGGTGATCTATGGCTAAAACCCCTGCTTGGCAACGGAAAGAAGGCAAGAACCCGGCTGGCGGCTTGAATGCCAAAGGTCGGGCTTCTTATAACCGTGCCAACCCCGGTAAGCCGGGTCTAAAGCGTCCTCAGCCGGAAGGCGGCGCTCGTAAGAAATCATTCTGTGCCCGTATGACGGGTATGAAGAAGAAACTGACGAGTGCTAAGACTGCTAACGATCCGAATAGTCGTATCAACAAATCCTTGAGAGCATGGAACTGTTGAGATGGAAATGGTTGTTTGGAACATGGTTCTTACGGGAATCGTGGCTATCTTGGGGTTCGTTGTGAAAGAGAAGTTTGAAGAACTCAAACGTCTCGGGATTCTTCTCAACAAAACCCGCGAAGAAGTAGCCAGAGAGCACGTTACTCGTGCCGAGGTACGTGCCGACGCTCAAGTTCTTCTTGACCGTCTGGATCGGCTTGAACAGAAGATTGACCGGCTCGTGGAGCAACATCGTGCCTAGTAAATCTAAAGCGCAACACAACCTGATGGCGGCAGTTGCAAATAACCCCGCGTTCGCCAAAAAGGCTGGTATTCCTCAATCTGTAGGAAAAGACTATATGAAAGCCGACAAGCGTAAAGGTAAGAAGTTTGCTCTGGGTGGCCCGACGAGTTACTCAGGTGAGGACAGTGGCGAAGGCATGAAGATGTCCACGCGCCGTAGTGGCAGCAGTGGCGAGGGTTCTTTCAAAGACGCCTTCCGTGCTGCTAAAGATGGTTCTGTTTTTGAATGGAAAGGCAAGAAGTACAAAAAAGAATACGCAGACAAAAAGAAGTCTGAAGCCCCGAAAGTTGAAGCCCCCAAGGTCGAAGTAGAAAAGAAAACCGAGACCAAGGTCGAGGTTCCTGCTGGCCCACGCCGTACCGCTGGTGGTCGTGGCGCTAAGTTGCCTGAAGGCTATAAGCCCAAGGTTGGCTCTGGCCGTTTTGACGATCCGACTTCGTCGTACGGAGAGCGTGTGCTGTCGCCTCTTAAGAAACTCACTGACATTTTCGGTCGCCGTGAGGAAGAGCGCGTTATGCGGAACATGGGCGTAAGTAGAGAAGAAGCCCGTAAGCGTATCGACGCTAAGGAAGATGCAGAAGAAGGCATGCGCCATGGCGGCAAGGTTAAGAAGATGCGTGGCGGCGGTATGCCCGATCTCACGGGTGACGGCAAAATAACCCGCGCCGACGTACTTAAGGGTCGTGGCGTGTTCAAACACGGTGGTGGCGTAAAGAGATACGCCAGCGGCGGGTCTGTTTCGTCTGCTTCTAAACGAGCCGATGGTATTGCCAAGAAGGGCAAGACTCGCGGCAAAATCTGCTAACAGAGGTTTTTATGAAAGAGTCAAAGGCGATGATGCGTAAAGAAGTGTCCTTCATGAAAAAGAAGGGCGCTCCGAAGTCCATGATCAAGCACGAAGAGGCTGAGATGGAAGGCAAGAAGATGCGGAAGTTCGCGGTTGGTGGCGCTTCGGCTCCTAAAGGCCGTCCCGGTGGAGCGTATGAAGCCCTGCAGGCAAAGCAGGCGGCTACTCGCGCTCGTGAAGCAGCGTTCCGTCAAGCCAACTCGGTCGAGTCTCGTGCGGCTGCTCAACGTGCTGCTCGTGCTGCTCGTGCTGCTCCTCCGACTCCTCCCACTCCCCCCGCTAAGCCTTCTGGTATTGGCTCTATGCCGGGCGCGTCGGGAGGACAGGCTAGTGCTCAATTGCAAGCAATGAGAGATAGAGCCTCTGCAGCCCCGTCAGGCGGCATGGGCGGAGCCGGTGGCAATATGGCCCCGATGCGTAAGGGCGGCTCGGTGTTCCGCAAGGCTGCTGATGGCGTTGCTCACAAGGGCAAGACCAAAGGCAAGATGGTCAAGATGCGCGAAGGCGGTTCGGTGTTCCGTAAGTCTGCCGATGGCATCGCCAGCAAGGGCAAGACCAAGGGCAAGATGGTCAAGATGGCGTACGGCGGTAAGTGCTAATGATGCCTTCCCGTGGCATGGGTGCGATATCTCCTAAAAAAGTCCCCCGAGCAAAACGCCGGGGGGACGAAAAACCCGTAATTGGGACTGGGAGACCTATCAAAACCTACGCCAAGGGAGGCGAGAGCCGCGTGAACGAGGCGGGAAATTATACCAAGCCCGGTATGCGTAAGCGGCTCTTTGAATCAATCAAGGGCCGGGCCGTACAGGGTACTGCAGCGGGGCAGTGGAGCGCAAGAAAAAGTCAGTTGTTGGCTAAGGAATATAAACGGCGGGGCGGTGGGTACAGAGACTAAAATTTGTACTGGGTGTCAGCAAGAAAGACCGTTGTCTGAATTTTTCAGTCGTGGCGGTAAATTAGCGCATCTTTACAAATCTCAATGTAAACCGTGTATGCAGGTTAAACGGCAGGAATGGGCGGAACAAAATCGGGGTCATTTAAACAATTGGCGGCGTAACAATTGGGTAGTAACTAACCAGCGATTACGTCGGCGCGGAGCAACTCAAGAACTATACAATGCTATGTATGAAGCCCAGAAAGGTTGTTGTGCTTTATGCAATGAGCCAGAAGAAAAGTTTTCATGGTTGTGTATTGATCACGATCACGAAACAGGAAAAATACGAGGATTACTTTGCCCAAACTGCAATAGAGGGCTAGGATTGTTGAAAGATAATGCTAGTTTGTTGCAAAAAGCGGCAGAATATATTACGGCTAACAAACCGTTAGAAGTTAGAGAAAAAGCATGAAGGCTCCTCAACAGTCCCTTAAAGCGTGGACGCAGCAGAAGTGGAGAACGAAGAGTGGTAAACGATCTTCTGACACGGGCGAAAGGTATCTACCAGAGGCTGCGATCAAGGCTCTCTCGCCTTCGGAGTATGCCCGTACCACCGCAGCCAAACGTAAGGGTAAAGCCCAAGGCAAGCAGTTCGTCGCGCAGCCCAAGGGTGTTAAAGAAAAAGTAAGGCCGTACAGACGGCGAGGGATGTAAATGGCCTACAAAACTACAGCCACAACCGAGTTCAACCTTGATCTCAATACGATCATTGAGGAGGCGTTTGAGCGTTGTGGGGCTGAGTTACGTACGGGCTATGACTTCCGTACGTCTAAGCGTAGCCTTGCCCTCTTGCTTATGGACTGGGCCAACCGAGGCATCAACCTCTGGACGCTGCAGACTGAGACCAAGACGCTGACCTACAACGTCGGTACGTACGATCTGGACGTAGACACGGTTGACCTGCTTGACCACGTGATCCGCACAGGCACGGGGACGAACCAGCAAGACATCAACATCACGCGCATCTCATCCAGCACGTACCTCTCTATCCCGAACAAGAACGCGACGGGCCGTCCAATTCAGATTTGGATCAACCGCCGCACGGGTGCTACCGGTGCCGATGATGTCATCGTAAAGCCGCAGTTCACGGTATGGCCCCTGCCCGATAACACAACCACTTGGACGCTGGTCTATACGCGACTCGTGCGTATGTTTGATCCCGGTGTGGGGTCTAACGGTCAGGACATCCCGTTCCGTTTCCTGCCCTGCTTGGTGGCGGGGCTGGCCTATATGCTGTCCATGAAGATTCCGGGTGCAGATGCGCGTATGCAGGTCTTGAAGGCGCAGTACGACGAGGCTTGGGAGTTGGCGGCGGGTGAGGATCGGGAAAAGGCTGCTGTGCGCTTTGTCCCACGTGAGAGTTTCTTGGGTGGCTACTAATGCCGAACAGGTTTGCAAGTGGCAAACATGCTATCGCGGAGTGCGACCGGTGCGGTTTCCGGTTCAAACTTCGCCAGTTAAAGTCTTTGGTGATCAAGACCAAGAACGTAAACATCTTGGTCTGTCCGGAGTGCTGGGAGCCTGATCAGCCGCAGTTGTCGCTGGGTCTGTACCCGGTGGATGACCCGCAGGCACTTAGGAACCCAAGACCTGACCTGAGTTACTTTGAAGAAGGTAACAACGGCGCAGGCGGTAGTAGAATGATTCAGTGGGGCTGGAACCCGGTTGGCGGGGCCAGTTCGTATGATGCAGGGTTGACGCCAAATACCTTGGCACCAACCGGTGAGGTAGGAACAGTTACGGTCGTTACGACCTAGGAGACTGAGATGAAGAACGGTATGCGTAAGGTCGCCAAGGAAGAAGTGCGTAAGCACGAGAAAGCCATGCACGGCACGAAGAAAATGCGTGCTGGTGGCAAGACCAACAGCGACATGAAGAAGTACGGGCGTGGCATGGCTAAGGTGATGAACCAGCGTAGCCCGATGCGCGGCTCGTCTGGCCCGAGGTAATTACCATGAAAGAACTGAACCCCGGCAAGATTAGGCCGAACACCGACTCGACTGGTGAGAATGGCTATCCTGAAAAGGATGTCAATAAGGGCGTCACCCACATGAAGATGAAGGGTGCTGGCGCTGCCACCAAGGGCACGAAGTTCGTTTCGCAGATTAACCTGCAGTATAACGGCAAGGTACGGGCTGGCTGGTCGTGAACTATAGTCAACTCTCAACGTTGATTCAGGATTACTGCGAAAGCACTGAACAGTCTTTCGTAGCGAATATCCCTACGTTCGTGCAGTTGGCCGAAGAGAGGATTTATAACTCCGTTCAGATTCCTGCCATTCGTAAGAACGTCACCGGCACGATGACGATTAACTTCCAGTATTTCTCGTTGCCGTCTGACTGGCTCTCGACGTTCTCGCTTGCAGTGATCGACCCGACTACGGGTGAGTACGAGTATCTACTGAACAAGGATGTAAACTTCATCCGCGCTTCGTACCCGCCGCCGAACTCGTATGGCAAGCCGCAGTATTACGCGATTTGGAACAATAACAGCATGATCCTCGGGCCTACCCCCGACCTCGCGTACACGGCTGAACTGCACTATTACTACTACCCGCCCTCCATCGTCACGAGTTCAACTTCGTGGCTTGGTGATAACTTTGAGACGGTATTGCTGTATGGCTCGCTCAGGGAGGCATATACCTATCTCAAGGGCGAAGCCGACATGATGGGCTACTACGACCAGAAGTATCAGGAAGCCGTCGCTCAACTGAAGCGCCTTGGTGATGGTCTGGATCGTCAGGATGCGTACCGTTCTGGGCAAGTTAGAGTGCCAGTAACATGAGTTTTGCAGGCGATATGGAACTTGGTCAGGTGTTTGTCCAGACCACGAGCAATCGGGGTTACACTCCGGAAGAAATTGCTGAACGGGCTACCACCCGCATTCTTCGTGTACAAACGGAGAAAGAACTAAACCGGGTACTTGTGAAGTACCTGCAAGAAGCGCAAGAGTCTGAACGGATGAATGCGCGTCGTATCCTTATTGAAAACGGATTCAGTGATGCTGCAAAGCATCTAGGAGATTGAGATGGCTATTTCTCAGGCAATGGTGACATCGTTCAAGGTCGAGATTCTGGACGGTATCCACAACTTCGGAACCGGCGTGATTCGGGCTTCGACGGCTGCGGATGTCTTCAAGATTGCGCTATATACGTCCTCCGCTACGCTCGGTGCTTCAACTACGGCGTATACCACTTCAAACGAAGTGTCTTCGTCCGGTACGAACTACGTGGCGGGTGGCAAGACGCTGACGATCTCGCAGGCTCCGACTTTTACGAGTACGACTGCTTGGCTCGACTTCGACGACATCACTTGGGACAGCGCCACGCTGACTTCCAACGGTGCGTTGATCTACAACGAGACCCAAGGCAACAAGGCTGTGGCAGTTCTGGCGTTTGGTGGCGATAAGACCTCGACGGCAGGTAACTTCACCATTCAGTTCCCGGCTGCGACTTCGACGACCGCGATCCTTCGTATCGCCTAATTAAGTTAGGCAAAGGGCCGTGGCAGGCGTCATAGTCGCCTTCGACGGTTGGAACGCTTCCGGTGTAGGCTGGGGCGAACAAGGTTGGGGCGAGGGGCATTCTGATGTTACCGCGACAGGTGCTGTCGGTTCGGTAGTCGTTGCCGCGTCTGCGATTGCCGTAGTTACGGGGGTTGAGGCTACAGGCCAGACCGGTACGGTTCTTGTCTTTGCGGCGGCAAATGTCCCCGTCACAGGCGTTGAGGCCACGGGCCAGACCGGCACCGTATTTGTCGTCACCGACCAAGTTATCTCCGTCACGGGCGTTGAGGCTACCGGTCAGTTAGGAGATGTCGTTGTTGCGGCCTCGGCAGTCGCGGTTGTTACCGGGGTTGAGGCTTCGGGTGCCGTTGGCACCGTATTCGTTAAAACGGATCAAGTCCTTGCCGTTACCGGCGTTCAGGCCACAGGGGCGGTCGGCACCGTCACCATCAATGCGGCGGCGAATGTCGTCGTTACGGGCGTAACCGGTACAGGCGAAGTTGGTGATGTAGTTGTCGCTGCGGCAGCGGTGGCTGCTGTCACAGGCGTTCAGGCTGCTGGTGCCGTAGGCACGGTCTTTGTCGTCACCGATCAGGTTCTTGCTGTCACAGGCGTACAAGGTACCACGGCGCTTGGGACGGTCGAGGTTCTTCTTAGCATCGTAATACCCGTCACGGGTGTATCGGCAAGCGGTGCAGTCGGCACGGTTACTACATCCGCAGGGGCAAATGTTGTAGTCTCTGGGGTGGTTGGGACTGGCGTAATTGGTACAGTAAACATATGGAGCCAGATAAATACCAATCAGAACGCGAATTGGACTGACGTAGGCACTTCTCAAACGGCAAATTGGAACGAAATTAGTACGTCGCAGACCCCAAATTGGACACAGATTGCGGCGTGAGGTAATGACACATGGCTAGTACATACAGCACCAACCTTGCTATTGAACTGATCGGTACGGGCGACCAAGCAGGTTCTTGGGGTAATACCACGAACACCAACCTTGGAACCTTGATCGAACAGGCGATTTCAGGTTACGTCACTCAGGCCGTTTCCACGGGAACGGATACCACCATCACCATCCCGAACGGCGCGACCGGTGTCGCCCGTAACATGTACATTGAACTGACGGGTACGGGTGGGGCAAGCACGAACCTTATTGTTCCTGCCAACAAGAAACTCTACTTCATCTTCAACAACGCCTCCGGTGCGGTGACGGT